ATTATGCTAAAGGCCGCATCGACGAAGTAGCACTTTATTCCTCTGCACTAAGCCAATCGGAAGTTACTGATATATACAACAGCGGTACGCCCGATGATAGGTCTAATGACTCAAACCTACTAGGCTACTGGCGAATGGAGGAAGGTAGTGGAACTACTGTAGCCGACTCATCTGGTAACAGCAACACAGCAACCCTTACGAATGGACCCACATTCAGCACAGACAAACCATGAGCCGACAATACGTAATTCTAAACGCTACCGAAGCGCAAGCAATCGAATTTGACGATGTATTAGAAACGTCTTCCGAAACTTTACGTTGGAACAATCCAGACGAAGAAACACGCAAGACTTTCGTTAAGTACGAAGGCAACACACCAGCATGGCTAGAAGGTAAGACTGCCTACACACAGGCTGAGATGTTAAACATTTTAAACAATCCCGAAGGTGAGTGGTACACCGATCCCGAAGGACTTTAACAAACAACTATAACAGGAGACACTAATTATGTCAGAAGCATCAGACTACGTTGAGAACCAGATTCTCGATTTTTATCTTAATCAAGGCACGGGAGCAGGAGGTTCTATTACTGCACCGAGCAACATCTATCTAGGACTACATACTGCTGACCCAACAGACGCAGGTAGTGGTGCAGAAGTTAGCGGAAACGGATATGCCCGTGTTGAAATTACCGACAAGTTTAGTAACGCAAGCGGCACAGGAGGCAGTCTTTCCAGTAACGCTGACATAACAGGTTTTACCGCATCAGGCGGCAATTGGGGAACAGTCAGTCATATCGGTATTTGGGACGCAAGTACCAGCGGCAACCTTCTATTCCATACCGCATTAGACAGTTCCGCTACCGTTAATGACGGTGATTCATTCCAAATCTCTAGCGGCAACCTAACTGTAACCGTAGCCTAATAACACCATGCAACAGGAAGAGACTGCACAGAATCTATATTCGCAACTGGAAAACCAGCGGTGGTCCTTCCTTGATCGTGGAAGGCAAGCTTCCGAGTTAACTATTCCATACATTCTACCACCCGATGGAGCGAATCACGCTACCAAGTACTACACTCCATATCAGGGTATTGGGGCGAGAGGTGTTAACAATCTAGCAAGTAAGTTGCTGTTGGCACTTCTTCCCCCCAATGCTCCCTTCTTCCGACTGACCATTGACAGGTTTGAGTTGGACAAGGCCAAGTCTGAACTTGGTGAAGAAGGTGGTGAGCAACTACGTACTGACCTTGAGAAGGCATTGGCAGAAGTTGAACGGTCTGTCATGCAGGAAGTTGAAGTGGAAGCATTCCGTGTTGGAGTGTTTGAAGCACTGAAGAACCTGCTCATCACAGGTAACACGTTGTTGTACCTACCTGACGAAGGTGGGATGCGTGTGTTCCGTCCAGATCGGTTTGTTGTGAAGCGTGACCCAATGGGCAACGTAACGCACATAGCCACCAAGGAAACAATAGCACCCATGATGTTGCCAGACAGCGTCAGGGACGAAGTGTACAAGGACAGCGGTAAAGAGAATACCTGTGACCTGTACACGGCTATCTGTCGTCGGGACAACAAGTTCATCGTCTACCAAGACGTTAAAGGCATTACCATTGAAGAGAGTTACGGTGAATACCCACTAGACAAAGTACCTTGGTTACCACTCCGTTACACCCGTATTGACGGTGAAGATTACGGACGAGGCTTTGTCGAGGAATACATGGGTGACCTGAAGAGTCTTGAAAGCCTTACAAGGGCTATTGTCGAAGGTTCAGCCGCTGCTGCTAAGGTGTTGTTCATGGTCAACCCTAACGGGACGACAAGAGCCAAGACACTCGCAGAAGCAGCCAACGGCGCAATCGTTCAAGGTAGTGACGCTGACGTTAGTGTGTTGCAGCTACAGAAGTTCAACGACTTTCGTGTGGCTCAGACCACAATGGCAGCGATACAGGAACGACTAAGCCACGCCTTCCTACTCAACAGTAGTGTTGTACGGGACGCTGAACGTGTTACCGCTGAAGAAATACGTATGCTCTCACAGGAGCTTGAAGCAGCGTTAGGCGGTCTATACTCAATTCTTTCACAGGAGTTTCAACTTCCTTTGGTCACCAGCCTCATGGCTAGAATGAACAAAGAAGGACGGCTCCCCAAGCTTCCAAAAGACATAGTCAAACCAACCATTGTAACAGGGGTTGAGGCTTTGGGTCGAGGTAATGACTTGAACAGGCTTGACATGTTTCTGGCGGGAGCCACCCAAGTTGTCGGACCTGACGCAGTAGCTCAGTATGTTAACGTGGGTGACTATTTTAAACGCAGGGCAACTGCTCTGGGTATTGAAACGGAGGGACTAATCAAAAGCGACGAACAGTTACAGCAGGAAGCACAGGCTGCACAGATGCAGCAGATGGCTGAAAAGCTGGGTGGTCCAGCCATTAACGCAATGAGTCAACAGGCTCTGGCACAACAAGACGCTGAGCCACAACAATAAGGAAACAAGAACAATGGCAGAATTAAGCCGTGTAACGATAAACGAACCAACACCTGGCGAAGTAGAGCCAGCCGAACAACCAGCAACTGAAGAAGCTGCTCCCCAAGTCCCACACAACACAATGACTCAAGGTGAGTTACCGTTGGAGACTGAAGAGCAACAACCACACCTAGCTGACAGTTCAGAGGAAGAAGGACAAGACCCTGAAAAGGGTGGACTGGAAATACGCAAGGACGACCGTCCTGAATGGTTACCTGAGAAATTCAACAGCGTGGAAGACATGGCTAAAGCCTACTCCGAGTTGGAAAAGAAGATCGGTCAGCCACAGGAAAAGAACGACAACAGTGAGACAGTCGGTGAAGGTCAGGAAGTAATCCAGAATGCCAGCGTTGAATACTTTGAGAAAGGTGAACTGTCCGAAGACACATACGAAGCACTTGCCAAGGCAGGTCTGAGTCGTGAGTTGGTAGACAGTTATGTTGCTGGTCAGTCAGCTTTGATCCAGAACGAGCAGGACGCTATCCGAAACGTCGCTGGTGGTGACTACGATAAAATGTCCGAGTGGGCAGGTAAGAACCTCAGTGACGAAGAAATGACAGCCTACAACGAAGCTGTTACATCAGGTACTATCGACCAAGCTAAGTTCGCTGTGAGTGGACTGTATGCCCGTTACAAGGCTGAGAACGGTAACCAACCCACGTTAACAATGGGTAACACCGCTGGCTCTGGTTCAATGCCATTCCAAGACATGCAAGCCGTTCGTCGTGCCATGTCTGACCCACGTTACAAAGCAGGTGACAAAGCCTACCACGCAGAAGTGGACAGGAGGTTGGCTGTTAGCAATCTTTAACCGAAGGAACAATCATGCAATTCGTACAAGCAAATTGGGAAGGTATTCTTCTCATCCTCACGTCGGCTGTTGCCCTAGCATCTGCTGTGGCAGCACTAACACCAACACCAAAGGACGACAGCATAGTCAAGAAGGTATACGGCCTTATAGACGCACTGGCGTTGAACGTAGGCAAAGCCAAGGATAAGTGAGTTTTATCACAGCTATACTACGTACAATCTTTGAAGCACTTTTTAAAAACGTCATCAATGAAGTTAAAAAACCAGTTAAAGCTGAAGACGCTCCTAACAGCCCTGATCGTGACCGCTTTCTTGAGCGGATGCGGGGCTTCGAGGGTAGTCTTCATCGACTCCCAGAGTCAAATCTTTCGAGTGGGACCAAACGTAAAAGGTAAGGTCTACCACTGGAATGGCGAGGAGTGGCAACTAAGCGGCAACAAGGTTGAGTACCCAGAGGGTCACTTTGTTGGCGGGTTAACTCCCGAAGACGACGACTAAGACTTTCACGAAACAGGCATTAACGAATGTCACAGCCCCGTGCGCGGGACAACTGTTGGACAATCGAACGTGCAATGACGTGGCTACAAACCCACAACAATCATTCAATATAGAAAGGCCATATCATGGCAAATTCAGACACATCCCCATCACGGGTAGGTTTAGTTGAAGGCGGTTCCGACAACCAAGCGTTGTTCCTCAAGAAGTTCAGTGGTGAGATTCTTACCACCTTCGAGGAAAAGAACATCATGAAGCCCCTCCACACCATCCGTACTATTCAGAACGGTAAGTCCGCACAGTTCCCAGTGACTGGTGTAGCAACAGCTTCATACCACACACCTGGACAGAACATCGCTGACAGCGGTAACAGTTACCTTTCCGATATTAAGAAGACCGAGAAGGTCATTAACATCGACAAGGTACTTCTTGCGTCCACGTTCCTTGCGAACATCGACGACGTAATGAACCACTATGACATTCGCAGCGTCTACGCTAACGAGCTTGGCAATGTACTTGCTAACCGTTTCGACACTGCTGTCATCAAGACGTTCATAGCTGCTGCCCGTTCTTCTGCTAATCTCTCGCAGACCAACAAGACTGGTGGACAACTCGACGTTACCGCTAACAGCTTTACCGCTGACAGTGACGAAGCAACTAGTGGGCTTACTGGCGCACAACTTATCGCTGCTCTGTTCACTGCTGCTCAGAAGCTTGATGAGAATGACGTATCTGGCGACGGACGCTTCTGCGTGTTGTCACCTGAGAATTACTACAAGCTCATCACTGGTGGTGGTGCTAATGGTCAGATCAACGTAGCCAACAGTGCGGTTAACTCCGACATTGGTGGTCAAGGTTCTGTTGCCACTGGTAACATCCCACAGATTGCTGGCATCAGCATCTTCAAGAGCAACCACGTACCTACCACGGACCTATCCAGTACATCTACTGGTGACGGAGCGTCAAACAATGACGTATTTGGTAGCAACGGTGCTGGCTACAACGGTGACTTTTCTGACACTGTTGGTATTGTTGCCCATTCCTCCGCTGTTGGTACGGTCAAACTACTCGACCTTGCTACTGAGTCGGAATACCAGATTGAGCGTCAAGGCACATTGTTCGTTGCAAAGTATGCAATGGGACACGGTGTACTTCGCCCTGAGTCTTGTATCGAACTGGTCAAGTAAGAGCTTGATCTAATTTTGTCGTTACCCTCCATTGTGGGGTTAGGTAAGGTTTGTTTTATCATCGTTTTCCTTGTCCTTACCTAACTCCCTTTGGGGGGTAGTTGACACAACACACACACAAATATGCCGACACTTACTTCCAAGCTAGAAGCAATCAACACCATGCTGGGTGTTATCGGGGAAACTCCCGTCAACAGCATAGGCACGGGAAGCAGTCGTCCCGTTTCCGTTGTACAAGCCGAGAGCCTGTTAGACGAAACAAGTCGTGAAGTGCAGAGTGACGGCTGGCATTACAACACCCAACACGACTACCCACTACTACGGGACACATCCAACAAAGTAGTCCTGCCTACCAACACACTCCGTGTGGACACTGAAGTAGGCAAATACAGCGATATAGACATAGTACAGAGGGGTACTACCCTTTATGACCGCAAGAACCATACAGACGTGTTTACGGAGGATTTAAAGGTAAGCATCACGTTCTTGCTAGACTTTACCGAACTACCAGAACAGTTCAGAAACTACATAACCATCAGAGCAGCACGACGCTTTGGTGTACGTTTCCTTGGCAGTCGTGAGATAGAAGCATTCACGCTTCGTGATGAGATTGAAGCTAAAGCCAAGGCTATTGATTCAGACAGCGAAAACGCTGACCGCACCATCTTTGATAACTACGACGTGTATCGTACCCTTGACCGCTAATGCCACTACTAACGACTAGCGTACCGAATCTCTCACAAGGAGTATCGCAGCAACCTGACAACCTACGTTACCCAGGACAGGGTGAGTCACAAGTCAATGCTTACAGTAGTGTTGTGGATGGTCTGGTTAAACGACCCAGCACACGTTACGTCGGTACGTTGGAAAGTAGTAACCTTAGTACAGACAGTCTGGTTCATGTCATTAATCACGACAGCGATAACAGACATGTGTTGGTCATCACACCTAGTTCCAACACAGTAAAGGTCTACAACACGTCTGACGGGTCAACCATATCTACGTTGTCCAACAGCTATGTTAATGTAGCTAAACCAAGAGAGAGTCTGAAGGCTCTAACCATAGCCAACACGACGTACATCCTTAATAAGACGACCACCACTGCTATGGCTACATCACCAACGTCTGATGCGTTATCAGCGGAAGCTTTGGTGTTTATTAAACAAGGTGCATACAACACTCGTTATGTTGTTACGTTGGACGGTGTTGAATGTGCAATCACTTCAGGTGGCGGTAGTACTGGTTCACACAGTGAGTCTGACG